AAATGGGGGGAGGGGTTGAGTTCTCTCTTGGCATCTGTTGTGTAGTTATTAAATCAAGACCAAACGCTATGCGTTCAGTCTTGTGTTAGTCCAAGCGTCGCTGGCGCTCGCCCTTTGGCCTAATCCAGTTCTGCTACCGCACAAAATAAGAGAAGTCATAAGTTCGAGCGGAGCGATGCTCAGCGAAGAACGGATCTCATTGAGATCCTCATAGGACTCTCAAGTAGCCCTAAATAGTTGATTTTGTATAAATAAATAAACAAAGGAGACTTTATGGCTCGACAATATTTACTGACCAAGATAGAACACGAGTTTGGAAAAATGAATTCAAACAGCATACACAAGATCTACTTCCTTGACTTGGAGGATATGGAGGAGTATGTTACAATCGTGGATGAGAGCTTCAGAAACTTCACTAGAAGTAATTGGCATACCTTGTGTTATTACCAAGATACACCTTATGGCATCTACACTGGACTTGTGAGAACTGCCAAACGCACCAAGACAGGTATGCCAGTTATAAGTGCAGACAGCTATCCACAGATGATTGAACCTCTTACAAAGGACGAACTCATAGCTGTGATTGAATTTAAAATTATTGAAATGGAAAGAAATGAAAATAATAGTATTGGCGATACCGCACACTAAGACACATCCTGATTGGCAGGGCTGTGCATTTACAGGTAAGGTGCTAAAGTTTTTAAAAATGATGAGCGGTCGTGGACACGAGATTGTTCACATAGGACATCGAGACAGCATTGTGCCAGCAGGCGTCACCAACATAGCAGTCACAGATGACACCACACTAAACATTGCCTATGGTGCCGAGTATCTGTCGGGTGCTTGGAAGACAAATGGTTTTGCACACTACTATGATATACGTGACTATGCACACCAAACATTCACGCAAGGCGCCATAGATTACATTAACACACACGCAGACAACAACACATTGGTCTTGGGATTTTGGGGTTGGGGACACCGAGCCATACACGATGCTTGCCCAAACTGCATATTCATTGAACCAGGCATTGGCTATCCTAGTGCATTTGCACGTTGGCGCATTTACGAAAGCCACGCCATAATGAACGCTATGTATGGGGCCAAATCGATTGGCACTTGTGATATGGATTGGTATCACAGAGTTATCCCCAACTACTTTGATCCCGAAGACTTTGTCTACAGCGAGGACAAAACAGACACAGTGCTATATCTTGGACGTGTCTATTCAGGTAAAGGATTAGACATCATCATACAGGCAACTGAACGTGCCAAGCGAAAGCTGATTGTTGCAGGACAGGGCACACTGGCACAAATGGGCTATGCCTCTACTCCTAGTCACGTAACTGAAGTGGGCTATGCTGATGCTGAACAACGCAAGATGTTACTAAGCCGTGCCAGTGCAGTTGTGGTTGCAAGTGGATATTTGGAGCCATTTGCCGGAGTGCAGGTAGAGGCTTGGCTAAGTGGCACGCCTGTGATTACTCCAGACTGGGCAGCGTTTGCTGAACTCAACGTAGATGGCGTAACTGGATATAGATGCAACACATTTCGAGACTTTGTCACTGCGCTTAAAACGGTTGATCAATTAAAATCAAGTGATTGCCTAGCACACGCCGAACAGTTTACACTAGAGAAGATAGCACCACGTTATGAACGTTACTTCTCAGATGTGTTGGATGTCTATAATAGGGATGGTTGGTATACAGTCTAAAAAAAAGCCCAGAAATGACGCTGGGCTTTTTTATTCCTGTGACTAGCAGGAAAAAGGACTTCTGACTCGAGTGTAGCAGGACCGAACCGGACAATAAACTATGGCAGTAGAAAAAAAGTGTTTAGTGCCTGCTACATTTTTATTTAGCCCTGCACGCGGGTGATGATAGAACTTGATACCGATTCACGCAAGGCCTTAAGTCTAGCTTCTGTTTCGGCCAACTGCATTTCCTCACGCTTGCGCTCAATCTCAACTTGTTTGACCAATTCCAAATACTCAGGACTAAACTGACCATCACGTATCCAGCCCATATGCACCAAATGCACATATTTCATAATATCTTCCTCACTACAACCTGCCTGCTCCATTAGCAGCACAGCAGTTTCAAAGGCGTGCATTACACTCAATGTTGGACGCTTGTTGCCCAGAAACCGGTTGTCTTCTGCGGCATACTTAATTTTACGATTCATAGCTATTCCTTAAACAAGTATTTATTATGTGCTCGGGTGGGACCAAAAAGCCTAAATAATTGTATGCTAGTCACAATTTATCAAGTAACATATCCTGGTTTGGTGCCAGTTCAACAATACTACAAATGGCCATTCCCACAAGATGCCGAAGGACGCACTCTGGCAGTTGCAAGCTGTCCAGGCTGCGGCAAGAACTTGGGCTATCTTGCGGACGCACACAAGTGTCGAGGAACACTCACTGCCAACCCCATAGACAATCGTATGCACAGTCGAAAAACAGGACGTCCACCCAAACGGCGCGACGAAAGCCTATTCCGGCAATACCTAGCCACACTAGACCATCCTGTAGTGGTAAGTGAATAATTGTAGTTGTTAAAAAACAACACTACATTTGCTCCAAAAAGGCAAGTGCGCTATAATAAACACTTAACAACACACAAGGACCCCAAATGACCCATTGCGTATTATCACCAAAAGACACCGTAAAGAGAATATGCCTGGCTATGATTGCCAATAAACCCAAAATGGTCAAAGGCAAGGCAACATATCTTGGTAAAACCTATACCAGTTTAGATGATGCTTGGGATTGGTTTGAAGATGATATGAACTTTGTAAAATGGAACATAGCAGAACAATATCTTGATGTTGAAGAACATCGCCAACTTCGCAAAGAGTTGGAGGCAGCAGAATGAAACGACTGCTGGGGTTTATAGCGTTAACCATAACTGTGGCAGCGCCAGCAGCAACTTGGCTTGAATATGCACACAGCAATAGAGCCAGTTATGAGTATGAACCCACCCTGATCACACATCACGATCTCGACGGCAAAGCCTTGATAGTTTGGAGCAGAACAGTCATAAACGATCAAGTGCAACAACAAACAAGATATGAGCTGCATTGTCCCAGTCTCAGCATTAGAACCACCTATGAAGTGCGCTACGAACACACAGATGTGGTTTATCAAATGCGTGACAATAATAATGTTTGGCAATACGCTGTGCCCGACACACCCGAAATGACATTACTACAGTGGACCTGTAGTCACTATCAATAAAACGGCAAAATCTGTGACTTGACATAAATAAATAAAAGCAGTATAATAAACACACATTGTTAAACATTAAGGAGGCTTACAATGGACAGTTTCAACAAAAAATATGGTCACCCTGTAGTGGATTTTGATTGGTTTAGTTTCGAACCCCGACACGGTGCTGCTGTTCGCAATCAACGAGTAGCAGAACAACTGGCAGTTATTTTGATGTCACAGAGCTGTCAAGATAGTTTGCAACACACTACAGAGTTTGATCCCGATAATTCTTGGACCACTACAGTAGGAACAGGTGGCTGCGGTCAGCCAATGCCGTGTATGACACAAGCACATCAACGAGCCATACTGGCTGCACACTTTGCTACCTACAGCCAATATCATTATGAATGTTGTTATTTGGGTTTGCCTGATTATGAGTGTTTAAAACAGTTGGTTGAAGATATGGATTATTACGGGACACAAGGTCAACGCAGACAACAACTTGATCTCAACATTGCCCTTGTGCATTCAGTTCTACGCGAGTTTGAAGATGCTTATGTTCGCAAAGATCCCGACTTTCTATTTGAAATACTTAAAAGACAAGATAACTAAAAAAATAAACAAGGCCCGAAAGGGCTTTGTCCTATAAAGGAATTGAAATGAAAAAAGATAAACTTGAAGAACAACAAACATTATTGGTAGATTTATATGTTAAAAAATATAATATATCTCGTGAAGAGGCTTATCCAAAGTTAAAAGCAGAATTTTTGAAATTGTTTGATGATCTGTATGAAGGTAGGTATCCTTGGAGATTTATATATCTGTGTCAAGATGCTGGATGTAGTCAGGAATTTATTGATGCTGAAATCCGAGAACAGCATAATTGGATTAGCCAGCAACCTGATTATGACGAAAAGCGTAAATGGCAAAAATAATAAAACCTAAAGCCTCCCCGTTTATAGGTTTTGGCCCAGTTGATGCTGGGCTTTTTCTTGACCATCGGTTCGGACTAAATAAACTAAACTGAAAAGGATTCAGAAAGTATCGATATGGAAAAGAAAAAGAATGGTGGCGCAAGGCCTGGAGCTGGTAGACCCCGAGGTTCAACCAACCGTGTTACTGCCCGTGAATTATTAGAAACTGCTGATCTCATAGTAGGCAAACCCTTTGTGGTCACCTTACTGGAAGGATATCGAGACAGTATCTATGCTGATGACAAGAAGTTAAGAACCACATACGAGAAGATGATCCTAGACAAAGTAGCAACCACCTTGGTAGAAGCTGAAATCTCTGATTCAGAAGACGCCATAGCTGCCAAGCAGGCTGCATTTGCTGAAGCATTGGCCGCCCTGGCCGGAAAGACCCGAGAATAATGGCACAAGTTTTAACTACCGGCCGTCTAGGCATCACAGGACATAGTGAACGTGGCGTTGCAAAACAACACAAGACATTTGAAGTCGAACCACACAGCGCACGCCAAGCTGAAATCTCAGCCGACTACCACGGTAAGATTGTAAACCGGATGAATCCTAGCAAACGTAAGGACAACGCTCGGCGCTATCCGCAGACAGGATTAGGAGGTTGATATGCACGATGAAGCCTGCCCAGTGTGCGGTCACAAGCACACTAAATAAAGTATAAAAGAGAACAAGATGCCATTAACTAAAAGCACAAGCAAACAGGCGTTCCAAAAGAATGTCAAAACTGAGATAGCAGCAGGCCGGCCTCCTAAACAAGCCGTTGCCATTGCTTACTCAACCAAGCGTGAAGCTGAACATCACAGCGATCATAGCAAGCGGCGTAGTGAACATTATCACAAATCAGTTGCAGCCCAAAAGGTTGTAAAAGGTGCGACAATGATGACTAGAGCACAAGGCCAAATGATCAATGATGAGGAAGATCGTTTCAGCGATGGCAAACTCTAAAGCGTCAATATTAAAAGGTGTTTATAACTTAAACCCAACCAAGATGGTGCTGAAGCAAGGATCCGGAATGAGTCGCAAGGCTGAGACTGGTAACGTAAAAGGTTTTAAAAAGGTCAAGCCGCCAAAGGCTACAACAAGGAAAACAAAATGAGTAAAATGAATGGTATGACAAAAGGCGCAGGCGAAACAATGCCAAAACGCCGTAGTGACCAAGCTGGCGATGGTGAAGACTTTGCCTTTAACGGTCAAATGGGTGATGGTGTTAACCGCGCTGGCAACAAGTATGCTGGTAACCATTTCTCTACAGCAATGAAAGAGAACTATGGTCTAATGCAGAGCCAACGCAAAGGTAACACCAGCGACAGTCCTATGGATGTTGGTCCTAGTGTGACACGTGACAAGCGTAAACTAACTATTGCTACTGCCAGCCAAGGTGGTCGCATTAACGGTGGCGCACATTGCGAATATCCAGGCAACCCAGACAAGATTAATGTAGGGAGCAAATAATGAGCGGTATCGTTCCAGTAGGTAGTAGTCAGTATTTGGCAGTCAGCACTAGTCCAAACAGCGTGACTTACGGTCCTAACGTTTCAAACACATTCCGTTTTGTGAATGAAAGTGCAACTGCCACAATCTATGTTGCAGTCTACAACAGTCAGACACAGGCCAATGCCTTTGTCAAACCCACAGCTGGCACCAGCGTTCCAGGATGCGTGGCCATTGCTCCAGGTTGGCAAGAAACAGTGTCAGGTAACTTTGGTGCACAGAACACCAACACAATCTATTGCTGTGCTGTGTCAACAGGCAGCTTCAACGTGCTAGTCACTCCAGTAAGGGATTAAAAAATGGCCACAAGTAATCAAGGTGTAGTGTCAGTTCACAACAGCACAGACATTAACCTATACAACACAACAACTGACCAATTTGGTAAAACAGTTTACACAACTCCGGGTCGCGTTAAGACCATTGTGTTTGACACAGTGGATGTTACAACTGGCGCCAACGTCAGCTACAACAGCACAACAGGTGTATTCAGTTTGAATGCCAACGTTACATATCAATTGGTTGCCAGTGCTAGAATTGACAGCTATCAAGCTCCAGCAGGTGAGCCTCCAGCTCTAGTCTGGGTTGATAAAACCATTGGTGGTGTAGTTGGACAACCAGTGCCCGTTGACTACACCAACGTGACAACATACCGTCCCGCACAGGATACCACAGTGGTATTGACAGCAGCAGTTTGCCGCCCAACACTACCATTGACTTGGGACTATCCAAACCAATTAACCAATGCCACTGCTACTGTTAGCGTTGTCAGCGGTTGGATCGAATAAGGAACAACAAGATGATCAGCAACAGTAAAACACGAGGTCCAGTTAAGATGGACAAGGACACAGGCGCACGTAGTTGGACTTGTGCCAACCCTCACGCCGTAGACAACGTCAACGTAGCACAGGGTCCACGCACAGGCAACCGTAACCTGGATATGAAAAAGCGCAGCGATTTCATTGCAGCCAAAGAGTCACGTGAACCATTGGCAACAATGATTGAAGACGCTTACGCAGCACGCCAACACGAGTATGAGGATTACGAATACACCAACGGTGGTTCAATCCACGACAATACCAAAGAGACTTTCCATAAGGCTCAAGGTATTCGACCTGCTGTGAAGAAATTACGTAAGTAATAGTATAGATTCTATCGGGCCACTGGGGTAGGAGCTCCTGTTTTGGTTTTGACCAGTGGCACATTTTATTTTAAAGGAACAGAAATGCAAAAGAAAACACAACCCGCCGCCGACCTCGATTGGGGCACAGGCGAAGAAGACGCCACAGCAGTGGCAGCAAAAGAAGTAAGCTGGACCACAGCTGAAGCTGACGCCAAACCAAAGACAAAGAAAAAAGTAGAAGCAGTGTTATTGGACAGTGGCTTTGATATGGAAGGCCTTATGACCGACTTTCCTACAGCCACAGAACTACAACGCTTTGTCTATGACCAAACTGGCGTGGTATTGAATTTAAAAGGCCGCAGCAACAAACTGAAATATCAGATTGCTATGGATGTGCTGAATGGTGCAGAACCAGACGCAGCATTTGTTGGTAGCGAGAATCCCTATGTTGACAAGACTGAGATCATTCCAGAAGATCCACTACGTGATCCTCCAGCCCGTCCACGTGAACTAGAAGGCCTTAACCTTGTGACACGATTTGGCACAAACACATTCCCACATCCAGAACCAGAATGGCGAGCACAGGACATCAAGGCCAACGTGGTGTTTCGCAAATACGACAACGGCATCATTACATATGAGATCACAGGACCCATTGCCAAGAAGGCCATTGGCACCAAGATCAACAAGTTTGGTGTCAAACAACCTGAACGCCTGACCTGGGTTGACCCACGCACCGGAGAACAGATCATTCGCCGTGCTGATGGCAGCTTCACACCATTGGGCACACGTCTACGCACTTTTATGCAACGCCAACGTGTGAACAAGTCAAATCAATGGGATGTATGGATTGACCGTGACTTCGTTGTTGTTGGTGACAACGCCATTGACAATCCTTGGGGTGCATAATGCTATTGAAACAATCACCCCTGCCAGTGCCACGTGATGCCTTAGAGCCAGTGTTGAGCCGGGCCAACATTGATTACCATTACGGGCATTTGTATCGAGGTTATGTGGATCGTTTCAATCAGCACGAGGGCTCACCAGAGTTCAATCGTGCTGGCGCTTTCCTACACGACATTTACTTCACACAGTTCACACGTCCCAACACAGGATCTAAGCCCGGTGAACTCACAATGGACCTAATCCGTAAACATTCAAGCAGCCTAACTGGCCTCAAAGCCCTAATGAAAGATGCTGCTATGCGGATACAGGGTTCTGGTTGGGTTTACCTGGCCACCGACGGCACCATCAAGACCATAAAGAACCACGAAGTGCGTGATGACATTGTGCTACTCATCGATTGGTGGGAACACGCTTGGAATCCTGACTACCTTTGGCGCAAAGAAGAATACTTTGACAACATTTGGAAGATCATTGATTGGAACCATATCGAAGATAGATTGGGTCTAATGTAATGGGGTTACACACCAACGACATTGCTAGACAAATGGAAACTGTTGCTGAGTCCCGACAGCGCCTGGCCCAGGAGCAAACTGCTGATGTCAAGATCTTGCAAAAAGTAAACAGTGCTCATCGTGAAGCATTCGCTGAAAAGTATCCAGGACAGGTTGAACACTGCCTACGTCTAACAATGGAAAGGCTCCAAGCGGGCCTTGACAAACGTGGTGATGTGGATGTGAGCAATCCTGATACCTGGCGTATGACACCTGCTGAACTTGAACAGTTGGCTCAAACTGCACAACTCTTAAACGATATCCGACGAGGATTCTAAAATGATATTTGCTACAGGAGAAACAAATGAAATATCAACTGTTACAGGGCAACAATGTTGCCACACTTAAAACATTTCCCGATAACCATTTTGACAGCATAGTCACAGATCCACCCTATGGCATTGATTTTCTGGGCAAGGCCTGGGACAGTGACACTGGTTCATTGGAGACCTACCAAGAATGCCTGCGTGTTCTAAAACCCGGAGGCCATATCCTGGCTTTCTCGGCAGCAAGGACCTACCACCATCTGGCCACAACCATTGAGCGTGCCGGATTTGAAATCCGTGATCAGATTATGTGGATCTATAGTTCAGGCTTTCCTAAGAGTCAGGACGTTGGACGCCAACTGCACAAGAAGGCCAATGGCAAGCCTGACAAACAACGCTTTGATCCTGCCATTATGATTCAAACAGGTAATAACTTTAAACATCCCAACACAGGCAAACTATATCGTGCTTTGCCTGACATCAATGGTAACAAGTTGGCACAAAGTCACGAAGGCAACAAGTATGGAGTTGTGTATGAAGAAGTCATTGTGGTAGATAATCCCTGGTCAGGTTGGGGCACACAACTCAAACCCGCACACGAGCCCATTGTTATGGCCCGTAAACCACTGTCAGAAAAGAACATAGCTGCCAACTGTGAGAAGTATGGAACAGGAGCCATCAACATTGATGCAGCTCGTGTAGGAGATGATCCTATGATAGTGCGTCATCTTAAAAAGGATGATGGCAAGGCATTTACTCATCACGGAGATGGTAAGAAGAATTGGGACACCTATGAAGATGTTGGCACGGTAGATGGTCGATTTCCAGCCAATGTCATCGGAGAGATCCCAGATTACCAAAAGTATTTTTATTGTCCCAAAGTCAGCCGTGCTGAACGACACATTGGTCACGAAATGCCACCGCCTATGTTTGGTAATGTAGAAGGAGCATATGGCCCTGACGGCAATCGAATGGCAGTTGGGTTAGATGCCCGCACCGGTAATGTAGGCAACAACCATCCCACCGTGAAACCCATTGAACTAATGAAGTATTTGATCAAACTTGTCACTCCACCAGGTGGCACGGTGTTGGATCCATTCAACGGTTCTGGATCAACCGGCTGTGCTGCTGTGGAGCTGGACTATGAATACACAGGCCTGGAACTTGATCCAGCCTATGTTGAGATCAGTCGCCAGCGCATTGAAGCCTGGTATCGGACCACGCACAAAAACAACTTCAACCAGTTATTCACTACCGATGACAATTGATGCAGCCTTGTTGATGCGCCGCAGCATTCGCTATGTGTGTGAACAAAATGGTATGGATCCTGCCGCAGTTCCACGCTTGCCTCTTGCGGTCCGAGAAAAGTTTCAAGCCTTGGCTTTTGATGTGCAGGAGGATATGCGCTACAACCAGCTCCGATATTTTAGACCTTTTGATCACCAACGGCGTTTCTTTGCCACAGGCACTTGTGATCGTCGTGGTATCCTTGCTGCCAACCGTATTGGTAAAACTGTG